GTGGGGTGTGTATAATGAAAAGTGTCCGGTTGAGGATAAGGGCCACACGGGGTGGCCGCCGGGCAGGGGTAGGAGGCCCCAGGAAAATGAGTAACATTTTTGATACAGTGGTGGATGTTGACCCCCTGATGACAGGGTGGGAAACCGCACCAGTGGAAACTGACATCGAGGAAGGGATACGCTTATCCTGGACTCGCACGGTCGGGGATTACGAAATTCTCATCTGGGCAACTGGCATTCTCGATGAATACGATCTTGGCTTGACCATTGAGCACCTCCCCAGCGGTGAAATTCTGGAGCTGGAAAAATGGGATGAGCGTGAGCAGATCGACAAAATTTTGGGCGGCAAACTATGGTTGGTCAAAAGCATGTTTGAGGACGCGGCCATGGAATGGCTGGAAGACCACTGCTATGATGAAGAGGGAGAGTTTTAGCCATGAAAGTACTCGACCATGTGCCCCCAACCATGCACAATTTTGTGACCGAAGCTTTCAAAACCATATACATGGGGCACGATTGTTTCCTTGGCCCGGCCGAACCCTGCCCAGCCAATCCCCAGCTTTGGCGCAAGTTTTTCGGCGCCGATGGTTGGAACCGTCAAGGCGCATATGATTTTGGAGCGACCTTCACGGGGCACCCCACGGACCCCTACCGGGCCCACAAAATCGAAGCCCACCTTCTCATTTCCGGCCTGTATGATGATGTGTATATCGAGTGGGTGATGGGGCATGGGGGGCTGGATTACGGGTACGAGTTACCCTACTACTGGCCCGAAGCGACACGTGAGCTAGAAAAGTTTAGCTTCGAGGTGTACCGCGGCTCGCTAGAAAATCCGCAGGCACAGCTGCACCTGCGTGAGTTTATCGACGACTTAACAATGTGACGCATATCATAGTTTCGGGGCTGGTTTTACTGGCCCCGAACTGGTATAATAAAAACCATGGAGGATACGATAATGCAAATCATTAAAGAGGTGAAAGACCTTCTTCGTGACCAGCTGGTAGATCTTTGGGATGGCACATGGGAGCGTGAGGAGGATCATCGAGAAACATTTTTCAATTTGGGCTACTGGCATGATTTGGTGTACAAGAAGCAGTTTGGCGACCATGTGGTGTATGTTGGTTGCGCGGGTGAACTAAACGATTTTGTTACCTTCATTGATGTTCAGCGCAAAGGTGGTTCTAGGCGCGCGCGGCTGGAAACCCCCGATGACGGGCATGGTATTAATGCTTTCATTTCAGAGCGTGGCCGCAGGCGTTTGGGGCAAGAATTTATTGATACCGCTAGTCGGTTCATGGAGGAAAAATGATTGACCCCCGCATGAAAGCTAAATCGGATTTGCTGCTCATGCAGTTGGATTTGCGGGACGGCACCTGGGATAGTAGTGCAACATTCTTTTCGCTTAAAAGGCGGTGGAATCATTTGCAGTACTGGAAGCGGGTTGGCGGGTACACGGTAGCTGTTGATTGCATGGGGTATGTTGGGCCTTGCCGGATTACTGTGGATTTGTTCGATGGTCAAGGTGAGGGTATGCTGGCGCATTTGGAAACACCCCAGCATGGTTTTGAGGTGGATAATATTTTGTGCGGTGGGCGTGAGTGGCTGGAAAAAGAGTTCAGCAAGCATGTTTGGGAGTTTGTGAATGCCACATAGTGTAAAGTGCATAGGTCGCGTGCCCCGTACGATGCATAATTTTCTAAGGGGGCACATCGGTGATGGTGGTGCCCTGAAGTATGGTGGGGATAATCTGTCGTTATACCAGCGTGATCCCCTGTATGATTTGGAGGCGCAAAGGGTTAGCATTTGGCCTATCCCCGGTGGCCCCAATGACAACATTTCCCTATGGGCCTTGGCAAGATTTGATGTTATGGCCCCGTTCGAGGAGCAGGAAATGGAGGTGTTACTGAGGGTCTACCAGAGAGCAGGGCGCCGCCACCACCGAGTGTTTTGCAGGTGGCGTATATCGTATGGTAAGCCGGCGGGTGATGATCTTCTAGCGGTCTGGCCGGAGGCTAAGAACACGCTTAACAAGTTTCTGCAACAATGCTACACGCTGCGCCCCGGGCAAATTATCCCACATGATGGGTACACCCAGGCGGAGGTTGCGGAGATTGGGAAACAAAATCTTGAACGAATGCAAAAAATCTTAAGGAGTAACTAATGGAAACGTTGCAAGAATATCGGGCTGGCATACTTGAGCGGGTGAAGAATTTTCCCCGCGGTGGAATACCGGAGTGGGTGGATGCGCAGGTTTTGCTGTATGAGGTGGATTCTCTGGCCCCGATACGGCTACCCGATTGAGGGTATGAACGCAAGCGACTACGCGGCTTTGGTGGCGGCCGTCACACCCCCGTGGCATGCTGCTAAAACCCCTGTTGAGGCCGCGCAAATCATGGCCGCCAATATTGCCGTAATTTCGGGTGGTTCGATGAGCCCGAGGGAAATTAGCCACATGCGCAGTGTGCTGATTCCCGAGTCGGAAGTGATTTTCCGCCTGATGCCTGATGGTTTTTCTAAGGTGCAGTTTGCCGCTAATTTGGTGGTTGTGCTGGAAACTGTGGATGAGGTTTTGAAAGAATCGCTATGAATATGAACATTGAAGAGTTTAAGGAATGCCTGAAAAAACAGGTTGACAATTTCCCGAAAGCGGGGGTGCCGGATTGGGTTGTGGCCACCCCCCTGCTGCTACAGTTGTCCCTGCTCAAAGATGCGGGGCAGGATGTGGGGGTTTCGGAAGAAAAGCTCCGGTTCCTGGCGGGCGCCGCGGTACCCCCATGGTTGGGGGAGTCGGACCCCGTGAAGATTGCGGAAATGCTCATCGAAAACGCGATGGCCGTTTTCAATAATTTTGATGATTTTGATGTGTTCACTTTTGCGCATGGGGTAATCGTGCCCTATGCTAATGCGGTAATCCCCCTGCTTTCGGATGATGATTTAGTGCATAGGCTAGAGCATGCTGAGGGCGTTTTGTTTGATGCTATCGCCTACGAATGCTAGCATGTGACCAACATCACCAACAGTTTCCCGGTTTAGACTTGCGGTCTAGGCCGGGGATTGTTATAATAGGGGCATGGTTAATATTAATTGGGGCGCTGCGATGACCGCGGCGCAGGAAGGCCGTTTGGCAGAATTTTTCGCCCGCGTGTTGGAGCGCAAAACACCTGATGAGAAAGAAAAGATCGCCTACCGGGTGGGTGGTCTCACGAAGTTTGCGGAAGCTTGTTTCCGTAAGTTTGCGGAGGGTAACGAGCATCTTTTGGGGGTGAACGAGGGGCTGGCCACGCTGGACATCATTCGGAATGTTGCAAAGTCTGATCTTTCCCCGGAAGAGTTTTTAGCCCAGGTTAAGGACTGCCACGCGACCACCCTGTTCTTTTTCCGTGAGGGTGAAAAAATTGATGACCCTAAGGACAACCGCATCGCTACACGCCTGTACAAGATCGCCCATGAGTTCCATATGGAATATTTGAAGGATTATTTGAAAGGGGAAACCAAATGACAAACCCATGGTGGGAAGACTGCTGTGACGATCCTGACGGGGTTGATGGGTACGATGTTTTTATGCGGGAAAAATATTGGGTGATCGAACAGTTACGTAAGCTGCACCTGCCTGAAACCCCGCGCGAGTTGTTCAATGAGAATCATGCTTATGATTTGCTGGTTGACGATGAGGCGGAGAAGTGGAAGCTCAATTACTGGGCTGGCGATAAGGCGGCGGTGATTGATGCGCTGGTGCGGTCCGGTATCCGCTACCCCAACACGGGGGGTCTCCACACGAAGGTGCAGCCCCAAACAATGCGGCTTTGCTACAGTGATCCGGTTGCTTTGCATAAAGGAAAATTTTTGCAACAGCGCATCAATTTTATCAATCCTGATATGACTGACCCCAACCCCCCGTATATTGCCTTTAACTATTTTTTGGTGGGGGATGTGATTGGTGAGGGTAAATATTTCACGGTTTTCTATGGTGGCAGTAGTTATGATGTTGTGCCTGACACTGCGTGGACCGATTTGCGGATCGTGGGTGGCGATGAGGAGAGCGATAAGAGGCTGGATGCTATCGCCCCTTGGCGTCACCGTGCTATGGTGGCATTCAAGAAAGATGTGGAGAAGGTTTTGGCTGCGAAAATCCGCATTGACTCTGATGCCGATGCGGAGATTGCCACGCTTTTGCATATGGATAAACAGCACCCTGGTGAAAAATTTGTTACCGCGGGTGATGGGTCCGTGTGGCTGTGGCGTAAAGACTGATTTGCAAACAGGCAAGTAAAGGAGTATGATAAAGACCATGGCAACGTTTGAGAAGATGAACCGGGTTGACCGGCTGTTGGAAGAATACTACCCGCATAAGCCGGGCTGGTACATTGCTTATGGCTGGTTTTATGATCGGGTGCTTGATGCTGAAAATGATGAGTGGATTCTCGACCCCGACACACCCGAGGGCATGGAGGCAATCAAGGAGCTGCTGCCACAGGCTTGGGTTGGGGCGCGGGTGCATGACCTACGCAAGGACCCTGTGCGGTTTGAGGAAATGCGGTTCTACCGCCGTGAGGATGACAGTTGGTTTTTCTCACAGTATGTGATGCTGCCCCAGGCGGCGGGCGGGGATCACATGTACTACTTCAACATGCACCGTGAACACGACGATGACCAGTCATACTTGTTTCTTGATATTGGTCATGGTGCGGACCACCAGTGGGCAGGTATCGAATCTTGTTCCGGTGATCCCGATTCCGATGCGATGCTTGATATCATTCTGCCTGGTTGGCGTGAATTGTTGGCGGAGTTTGATGCTAAGTGTGAGAAGTTTCTTGCCGAAAACAACCCGCTTGAGCAGCCGAAATGTGAGGATGTGCCGGTGAGCTAAAAGAAAAGCCCTGCCCCACTGTTTGTGGGGGTGGGTGAAGTCGATACGATAATGTCGTGTCGATTGTCCCCCGTTCCTGAAATGTGAGGAAAAACACATGAAACTAGATCATTCGTTTGAAGAGTTCGACGCAGAAATGAAACGCCAACAGCGCCTTTGGGTTGGCCTGATGGTGTTTGCCGTGATCGTGAAACTGATTATTGTTGTTGCGGCTATTGCTGCCCTGGTGTATGCCGTAGCGCATTTCATGTAAGGAAAGGTAGTGATTGTGACTGAATTAACACAAGCCCCGGACAGTGGGGAAACCAGGGGCCTGAACATGGGTGTCGTGGCTATCGAAAAAACCCCTGACGCAGAGGGGGTGAAGGGCATTGCCCATAAGCTTGCACTGGCGTCGAAAGAGATTGGGGCCGTGGGCAAGTGGGGGCAGAACCAACACCAGCGGTACAACTTTCGCGGCATCGAGCACGTTATCAACGCTGTTCACCCGGTGTTTTCGCGGCTTGGTATCGTCATCAAGGTGAAGGTTTTGGATTGGCAGTATGAGGTTGCTACCACATCGAAAGGCGCCGGTCAAATCCGTGTGCGCCTGCTGATGGAATACACGTTTATTGACGGCGAATCAGGCGACGAATTGTCGGCGACCGTGCCTGCGGAGGCGTTCGACACGAGCGATAAGGCCACCTCAAAAGCGATTAGTGTTGCTTTGCGCACAGCCCTCACCCAGGTTTTGTATATTCCCACGATGGAGGTTGACCGTGATTATTCTCACATCACGGTTGATGGTGTGGATCATTCGGAGGTTGATAGCAAGCCTGATAAGCCGGCTGATTTGTCGGAAGAGTTCATCACACGTGTGACTGCTATCACTGACCTTGAGACGTTGCGGAATGACTATATGAATCTTGAGCAAAAGTTGCGTGAGGACCCGCGGGTGATGCGGTTGTACACGGATTGTAAGGATCGTTTGGAAGGCAAGACCGATGCTGGTTAAAGTGCGGCTGGTTGATGGCAAGCCCCGTTTGGGTGCGGATGAACTACATGACGATGACGCGGCCTTCATTCTGCGCTTGCTGACTGTTGGGGCGTCGGGCACTGATTGGGAAATGGATACTTTCTTAGACTTTGTTCATATCCCCAAGGATTGCCTGGTTTCCCGCTTGCAAGATTTGGCCATTGCCGGCTGGGTGGATGACACTATTAATTTTAGCCCTGGCCGCATGATGACCATCGAGGTTGTGGCCCCGCATGGTTGCTACTCGGTGCCCCGGGGGCAGGTGGGCCGGCCGGTTCGTAATAAATACACTGATGGGTTCGAGGCGTTTTGGAAGGCTTACCCGCGCCGGGTGAATAAGGCCAAGGCGTTTCGGGCGTGGAAGAGCGCTACCGAAACTATTTCTGAGGATATTCTGATAGATGCTGCCAAACGGTACGCGGCTTATCATGACTCGGTGGGCACGGATCAACAGTATATCAAACACCCTACTACCTGGTTGAATGGTGGAGAGTGGGATAGTGTACCCGCGGTACCGTCACTGTTACGTAAACCACCCAGCCCAGAGTATGAGAGTTTACACATTGATGATTTGGAGGCGTGGGCCCGGTAATGAGTATCAGCATGGAGGCCACCGAAAAATTATTGGAGAAAATGATCGTGTCGGTGTGGGGTTTCAAACGACCCCAAAACACCACGGAGCACGATATCCTGGTTGGCGTGTGGTATCAATCGTTGAATGCTATTGGTGACTACCCGGAGCCGGTGTATGATATGGCCTTTGGCCGCTGGTTTGGTTTAGCCCGTGCCACGGATTCGCCCCCAAGGCCTGGGGATATTCTCACCCACTGTGGCCATGTGATGACGGATTTGGGGCGTGACCCTAAAATGCGTGAACGCGTGAGGCTGTGGCGTGAGGAACGCCGCAAGAAGATTGATAGCCTTTTGGCTGAAGAAGATAATGATAACAAGATAGGAAATGACGATGAGTCTTGATGTTTCATTCCGCGGCAACCTTGGCGGCGACCCAGAATTGCGGTTTACGCAGGCGGGGAAAGCGGTGTGTTCCTTCAGTGTTGCCAATACTGATTATAAGAAAGACCCCGATACTGGCAACTGGGATGTGACGGACACAACATGGGTGCGAGTGTCGTGCTTTGACCGGCTTGCTGAATCGGTTGCTAATAATTTGCAAAAGGGCGACCGGGTTGTTATCACAGGCCGGCTTGTGAACCACGAGTACCAGAATAAGAATGGTGAGACTGCCCACAGTTTGCAGATGACGGCAACCGCTATCGGTTTGGATTTGACCGGAAAACGATTCCAGGACCAGGGGCAAACCATGGCGCAGGGCGGTAGTCTACAGCAGCAGGCGCAACAGGGTTGGATAGGTGCGCAGCAGCGCTACCAGCAGCAACAGCAGCCACAAATGCGCGGGCCGCAACAACCATGGCAAGGAGGTGTGGATAATGAGCAGCCCCCGTTCTAAAGAAAACACGGTACTTGTGTTCACAAAACCAGCCTGCCCACAGTGCGACGCGGTAAAAAAGTGGTTTGACAAGCACCCGGATGTTCCGGTAGAATACGCCCCCATTGATGAGAATGTTCTAGCCCAGGCCGCTGCTGATAATGTTTTGCAGGCCCCCGTGGTGGTGCTTGTTAAGGATGGTTTAAGGGAGCATGCGCATGGCGGGTTTAATCGGCTTCGCCTGATGGAGTACCGTAAAGCCCTTCTGTCGTAGTAGTTGTTCATTGCCCCCCCCTGTTGTGGGGGGTTCTAGTTTATGTGGGGAGAAAAACACGTGAATGAAACCTTAGCATTGGATGAGGAAAAAACCCTGTTGGGTTGTTTGCTGATGGGGGGTGTGGGCACGGGTGAGGTGTTCACCCTGGTTGAAGCCGGGGACTTTCAGCATTGGGCACACCAGTCGGTGTTTTCGGTTATGCAAGATTTGTTCATGGCGGGGGTTGATATTGATGCTATTAGTGTGCTAGGGGGTTTGGAGAAGCGGGGCGAGCTGGGCAGGATCAACGGCACCATGGTGCATGACCTGCTATCCAAAGCCACGATGAAAAGCGACATACCATTCCTGGCAGGCAATGTCAAGGAGCGCTCCCGTAAACGCCAACTATGGTCACTAGCGGCACACATGGAAACCCTATGCAAAGAACCGTCGGTCACATCAACCGATGTTCTGGGCAGGGTTCGTGACGGTTTGGATAACATTATGCTATCGTCGTCGGCGGGCGGTGCGCATCATTTGGCGTTCGATGAATCGCTGGATTGGTTAGCTGATGCTATGGCCGGGCAACTACCGCAAGGGGTGATGACCGGGTTTCGTGGGCTGGATTCAATGCTGCAGGGGTTGCAGGGTGGGCAGTTGGTTGTGGTTGCGGCTAGGCCGGGGTGTGGTAAATCCACGTTGGCGGTTGATTTTATGCGGGAAATAAGTATCAAAAATGGGCTTGCTACCTTGATGTTTTCTTTGGAAATGTCTTCGAGGGAGATTCAGCAGCGTATTTTGGCGGCGGAAACTTGCGCGAATATTAGTGCGATTCGTGGCGGGCATGTGTCGGTTGACCAGTTTGAGGTGTTGAAACAAAAGGCTGGGGAAATATCGGATGCCCCTATCTATATTAGTGATGATGCTAGTCAGACGATCATGGATATTGTTTCGAGATCGAAAATTGAGGTGCGGAAAAATGATGTGCGTTTGATAGTCGTGGACTATTTGCAGTTGATTACCCCCGCTAATGTGAATGTTCCACGTCAGGAGCAGGTGGCGCAGATGACACGCCAGCTGAAAATTCTTGCTAAGGATTTGAACGTGCCTATCGTGCTGGTTGCCCAGCTGAACCGCAATAGTGAAAACCGTGATGGGGGCACCCCTAGGGCTTCTGACCTGCGTGAATCGGGTGCGATTGAGCAGGATGCTGATATTATTCTGCTGATTGATAGGCCGGATGCGAAAGACCCTGACCATCAACGCGCCGGGGAAGCGGACATTATCGTGGCGAAGAATCGTGGCGGGGCCACGGGGGTGCACACGATTGCTCACCAGCTTCACTATTCGAGGTTTAAAGAGTTCCCCCCAAGGAATGTGATTCTTGCCACATTGGTTTGACAAGTAGCTCACATTCGTGTATAATATGTGGCGTAAGTGAATAAAACTTCAACTTTAAGGAAAGGCTGAGAAGTGAGTTTGGTTGAGCGGTTCAACACCGCGGCGGACGCTATGGGTCCGAAACCCCCCACATCGTACGAATGGTTGGACAGTTTCGGTGACGATCGTGGGGCAATGGTTAAGGCCCTGACTAGGGATGATGTGGTGTTACATGATTTGTGGCTGGTTGCGTCGTCGTTGCAGGGCAACCCGTACCCGCACCAGTACAAAGCGTTCTGCACCCTGGTGGCTAATTTACGTGCGGGTGTTCGTTAAGAAGTTTTTAAGGATAAGTGAAGCATATGGGTGATGTTGATAAAATGATGGACACCCCCCCGAAGGGGGTTGTCCCGGGTGTGGTGATGGATGGCATCGAGGGTGTTGTTACCTCACCCCCGCGAACCACCCCACCATCTGAGGATGATTGGGGGCATGTGTTGGAGGCGTTCGGGCTTGATCCCGAGAAGTATTCAGTCGAAGGACCGGTACGCCATTCGGCTTGGGAAGTGCCGGGGCATGGTGTGCAGCACGCTTACCGTGCTAAGGTTGTTCTAAGACCCCAGCACAATAGCGACATTGAGGACCTGTTGGATTCCATCTACCTGGACCGGGTGGATAATGTCACACGTGACGGAAACTGGCTGACTATTGTGCTGTCGGACACCCATATTGGGAAGAGTGTTGATGCGGGCGCTGGTACCGAGTATTTGATTGACCGGTGGAAAACCGGGGTGATTCGAGCCTTAGAACATCATGAGAATATCGGCGGGGTGAACCTGGTTTTTGCCGGTGACCTGATCGAGGGCTATACTTCGCAGGATGGTAAGATGATTGCCGAATGCGACCTGACCCTTGCGGAGCAGCTGCGCACCTGCCAACACCTGGTGTCGTGGACTGTTCAGGAAATCCTATCACACGTTGATGACCTGGTTGTGGCCACAGTGCCGGGTAACCATGGTGAAACAACACGCAAACAATCCCGACCCATGTCCGACAACTACGATATCCTGATTGTTTCCGCTGTTCAGGACGCTTTCAGCATGGTTGACACGGTAATGATGCGGGGCAAAAATGTGCGCTGGCTGTACCCAGACCACACGCGGGGCAGCGTCACCTACGATTGTGGGGGCACCGTGTTCACGATTGTTCACGGGCATTTATTCAAAGGCCAAATCAGTGGTGCGGAAAAATGGTGGTCGGGCCACATCGCTAATGACAGTGAGGAAGCCCAGGCTGATATTCTCATTAGTGGCCATTTTCATAATTTTCATATCGAATCATGGACGGCTAAGCGCTGGATCGTGAGCGCCCCGGCGTTGGAAAAAGAATCCACCTGGTTCCGTAATCGCACCGGATCAACGTCATACGGGGGCGTGCTGTCGTTCGTCACGGTTGATGGTGTGCCACGTAACATTAACATTTTCTAAGAAAGAAAGGATCATATCATGGGTGATTACTATAAGTTTGGGGACAATCAGGTGTGGGACATTTCACGGCATTTGACCGGGAACGCTGCCCAAGCGGTGCAATATATTGCGCGGTCTTGCCGGATTGACGGACTGAATAAGCATGCTGACCTGGAGAAACGTATTGAGGATTTGGACAAGGCGCGGGATATGCTTCTGGATGAGATTTGGCGGCTTATTGGTGAGGGAGCAGGCCCCGACGATAAGGTAAACTTTCAAACCGATGATGAGTATGAGGGGGTGATTCATGATGAAGCCTAGGGATTTTTTCTTGCAGTTTTCTGCGGATGGTGTGCCCCGACCCCAGGGCAGTAAGAAGGCGTTTGTGCGTGGGGGTAAGGCGGTGCTGGTTGAACAGGCGGATGGTTTGAAGGAGTGGCGGGACCACGTGGCAAGTAGCGCATCTGCGCACATGCAGTACCGTGGCTTAGAATGCCTTGAGAAAACCCCCATGTCAGTGAAGCTTGCTTTTGCCATGCCCCGCACTAAAAGCATGAAACCGACTGATGGTTTGGAGATGGTGCAGCGGCCGGATATTGATAAGCTGGAACGCGCAATCCTTGACGCCCTTACGGGTGTGGTTTTCAAGGATGACTCGCAGGTTTGCGCACTCCATGCCGTTAAACGCCGCTGCGCCCCGGGCGAGCCCCCTAACGTGTTTGTGCAGGTAGAACCAGTGAAAGGGCCGATCATCGCATGGTAGACTATGATCTGAAAGAAGAACTGCTACGTGAAACCCGTGAGGTGTTTATCGGGTTGCGTAGCCCGGTTGAGTCGGTGGGTAACCGTCGCATACAGAATGCCACCCATGCGGATTTAGCGGTTGAGCTTATCGACTACCCGGATGCGGATTTGAAACATTTGGGTATGCTGGTTCAGGTGTTGGTGTCGCGGGGGTGCATGGCTTCCGGTTGGTTAAGGTTTTTCTGGGTTACCAAGAGTGGCCGGGTTGTCGGTGCCGCCAGTACCCTAACCGCGGATGATGTGTGTGATATCGCTTTCGAAGTGGAGTACGCTATCAACCAGGCCTACAATGACTTTGATGAGCTGGAAGAAATTTTTGAAGCGTGGGCTGAGCAGCGCCTGTTTTCTAAGCGAATCCTTGGATACAGTGACTACGTGCCGGATTGGGTGCAGTATGATGTGGCTGCTGAGAAAATCGGTTGCCCCCCATCGTCTATCCTTGAGGCGGTGAACCGTGATTTTATACGGCACAAGTCGCACCTGGGTGCCCTGATGGTGGATTTACGCAGTGTGCGGGCCTGGCGGGCAGGCCGGAAACACTAATATTTTGTTGTGGCATGGTATAATATTCCCCTGAAAATTGTTTGTTTAAACGCTTTTTAGGGGAATATTTTTATGGGTTTATCAGCTAGCGCTAGGGGCTACGGTAAGATGCACCAGCGTGCCCGTGAAAGTTTGATGCTTCGTTTGCGCGATGGTACCCCGTGCCCGTGGTGTGGCCGGCCAATGTATGCTGTTGCTGTGAAGAATTTTGATGGTAAGCCGCTTGCTGCTGACCACCTGAATTTTCATGGGGCGAGGAATGGTGAACTACCGGAACGTTTGTTGCATTTTACTTGCAATAGTCAGCGTGGTGGCGGTGAGGTTACCACTAGTAGTGTTCGGAAAATTGTTGTGATGGGCCCCCCGTGTGGGGGTAAAACCACGTGGGTTGGGGAGCATGCGAAACCGGGGGATATAAGAATTGACTATGACCATTTATGCAACCTTGTTGGGGGCTACCCTATCGGTAATCATGATTACCCACAAGTGGTGGCAAGACTGGTAAGGAAAGCTAGGCTGCTACTTATTAGGGAAGCTTTGAAACAGTCCGAGACGGATGTGTATATTATTCACTCCACCCCTAGCGAATCGGCGTTGTTGCGCTATGCGGAAGCCGGGTGCGAGTTCAAGCGCATTGATCCTGGTGAGGCGATTGTTCGTGAGCGTTGCGCCCGCCTGCGCCCGAAGTCGTTCATGTTCGGAGTTGATAAATACTATGAGAGTATGCGCAAGAAAAACACCCCCGTGGCCGCCACCGATAGCGGGGGCAAGGGTTTCTGGGGCTAGAGTTTGAGAGGTAAAACATATGGCCAGAATATACGACGGTAAAGAATACCCGGAAGATTGGCTGTCGGGGGGCAGGTTCGTTTACGATTCCTACCGGGAAGAACCCAAGTCCGTGAGCATGGAAAATCTTATCATTATCGCATGCCGACAACGCGACCGGATCGACCGCCTGAAACGCGAGTATGGCAAGATTGTGCGGGGTGTGGTGAAGCAGGTTGAGGAAGAAAAACCTAAGAAGAATGCTAATAATGTTGATGATGAGGATGACGAGCTGCCCCGCTACATCGTCGTCGTGGACTCTTTAATGGGGGAGATTCGCAACCAAGAAGACCTATTCCGCAAAACCATTAACGACGTGGAACGGCACCGCATCAACGCTGTGAAACAGATAAGGCAGGAAAAAGAAAATGGTGACGCCTACTATGTCGACGGTAAAGAGAAAGCCTTTTCCGAAATCATCGGCTCACAAAACTTTAAGGGGTAAACAAACCCCGTATAATTTGCGTGAAGCCCCCGCATACGATCATGGTGAGGGGAGGGAGATTATTGCTTTCGCTAAGATCATTGGGGTGGAGTTGATGCCGTGGCAGGAATACGATATTTTGGCCATGTGCAGCAGAAACGAGGTGGGGCGATATGTTCACTCTGACAACATACTTATTATCCCTAGGCAGAATGGTAAGAGTTTAGGCATTTCTCTCATCTGCCTTTATCGTGCCATAAAATACGGTTGGCGCATATTATACACAGCCCAGTTGTGGGATACTGCTAATAGCATTTATTTGAATTTACTTGGGGTGGTGAAAGCATTCCCCCCGCTGGCTGGTATGCTTACACGTTTTTCAGGTTCCCAGGGCAAGGGTGTGCTTGAGTTTTCGTGTGGCGGGGTGATCTTTTTTCAAACCCGCGGTGATGATACGGCCCGTGGTATCACGAAAATTTCGTGTGTTGTCTATGATGAGGCATACAATTTGACTGATGGTTCGGTGGCTGCTATTAACTTCACCACACAAGCAGCCGATGACCCACAGTTTTTCTATATTACCTCAGCTGTTCATAAGGCTTTCAAGGCCCATCAGGATGGTCGGGTTATTTCGGCGATGCGTAGGCAGGCGTTGGCGGGGCCTGACCCTGTTGACCCTATCTACCTGGCGGAATACAGGGCGCCTGGTGATGCTAAACCTGATGTTGAGGAAACCTGGATTTTGGCGAACCCATCGTACGGGTTCATCATGGATGAGACGAAGATTAGAAAACAAATGAAACGACTCAACACTGAGATTGGTAGGATCAATTTTGGTGTCGAATGCTTGGGTTGGGGTGATTGGTTCAACGATGAAGATGATGAGGATTTTACACCAATTATTGATTATTCCGATTGGGAAGCTGCTGCAGTGGCTGATCCCGTACTGTGTAGTGTCGGGGCTGTGTCTGCTGTTGGCATTGATGTTGACTTGGGGGCTGTTGGCTGTGCGCTTGTAAGCGCGGAGAAAATGGCTGATGGGAGATGGTTTTTGTCGCTGGCCCCCCGTGATGAGTTTGACCGTGTGGGTGTTGTTGCCGATATTGAGCGGGTGATTGGGCTTCGTGACCCGATTGGGTTTGCTTATGACCAGAAGGGTGTTGCGGAGACTTGCACGGCACTGTTTGGGCAGCGAGGTTTGGAACCAACACGGTTTAATAAAACCGAGGTTTCTAAAGCTTATATGTTGTTTATGCAATTGTGGCGTGATGGGAAGATCAAGCATGATGGTTCACCCCGTTGGGTTGATGCCCTGTCAGTGGTTTCTGAGAGAGATATTCAGGATTCGGGTAAGGCTTTGAAGCGGAATAATCCGGCCGGGTGTCCTATCATTGCCGCGTCGTTTGCGTTGTTGTTGGCGGCGGATTATAAGCCTGCTGAGGTTGATGTTCGGCGGGCGCCTAGGGTTTCGATGCGTATTTCGCGTAAGCGTCGTGGTTTGTGATTTTGGTCACGCCCTGGTTTGACTTGTGTGGGGCTGTCGTCATGTGGTCTATGTGATTGTTTATTATTGATGGTCGCCTCGCCTATGGGGCGGCTAGATGCCTTAAACGGCGTTTGCCCTGGTGGGCAGGTTTACTACTGGAAGGTTAATGGAAAATAATGGGGTTACGAAAGTTCTTTGCAAAGTTCAAGCCGAAGCGCACTAAGGAGATCGGCACCGCCACCCCCACAGGGGGGTATCATGGTTACCAGCGTTTGAACGACACGAACCTTGATTTGCGGTTCCCCCGTAATATTGCGGTTTATAATAAGATGCTTAAGGAAGATGAGCAGGTGTCAATGGCGTATTCGGCTTGCACGCTTCCGGTGCTTCGTGCCAAGTGGCACATTGATTCAAATGGCGCCGATCCCGAGGTTGTGAAGCGGGTAGCGCAAGACCTAAAACTACCTATCCTTGGGGTTGATTCGCCCCCGGTGACCAGGCTTTCTAGCGGGGTTTCGTGGCAAGAACACTTACCGCAAGCGCTGCTTGCCTTGGTGTTCGGCTTCGCCTACTTCGAACAAGTATACGAACAGGACGAAACGGGTTGGCACCTGGTCAAACTCGCCCCCCGGTGGGCTGACACCATCTCGAAAATCAATGTGGATGAGAATGGTAACTTAGAATCTATTGAGCAAAAAAGTGTGCGGCTCGATGATGGGAGCAAGCTTACCCCCGTAATCCCCGTTGATAGCCTGGTAGGGTACGTGTACCGCCCCACTAACAGCGACTGGATGGGCACGAGTATTCTTCGCCCTTGCTATCGCCCGTGGCGGCTTAAGGATGAGCTGCAACGGCTTCAATTAAAAACTCTTGAGAGAAACGGCATGGGCATACCCGTCTATATGGCGTCGAAAGAAACCCTATTGGGGCGCCCTGAGGATTTGCAAGACGAAATTGATAGGGGGCAAGAATTAGTTGAGGCTATCCGTGCCGACGATTTTGCTGGCGTGTCAATCCCGCCCGGCGCATCATTCGAGTTCAAAGGCGTTTCCGGCCAACTGCCGGACGTGTCGGGAGCTATCAAATCATACAATGATGCTATCGCTAAAAGCGTCCTGGCGCACTTCCTGAACCTTGATGATGGTGGAGGATCGTACGCTTTGGCGGACACGCAATCCTCATTCTTCACGCAATCTTTGCAAACCATTGCGGACTGGGTGGCGCTCACTGCGCAAAAATATATTGTTGAGGATTTGATAAGCCTAGCATTCCCCGACTACAAAGGCCCCGTGCCCCTCATCAACTGCGACCCCATCGCATCAAACAGCGAACTGAAACCTGAGATGTGGCCTAACGCTGTTGCGGCCGGACTGGTTGATCCTAACGATCCGGTGACACGGAAATACTTTCACCGTAAAATGCAAATCCCATGGTCCGGTGACACTGAAACTAATAATATTGACAATAACGAGGGCGATGTTTTGTTGTAGTATGTTATAATATTCCGCATGAATGAATGGAATTTCTTTTCCGACATTTCCGATTGGGATGTTGACCTGGCAGGATTCCGTGAATTCATCAACCAGGCCACCGAGGAACCGCTAATAATTAATATTAATTCCTACGGTGGTGACGCAATGCTTGGTATCGCCATCGCTAATATTATTCGCAGTAGTGAAAATAGTACGGTGGCGAACATTTGGGGTATCGCCGCATCAGCTGCTAGCGTTATCGCGGTGGCGTGCGACCGTGTTGTTATGCAACCGTCCGCAACCCTCATGATCCATGACGCTTGGACGTGGGACGCTGGTGGGACGATCCCCGAGCTTGATTCCACCCGTGAGCAGCTTAATCAGTTGTCGGATCAGATTGCTGATATTTATGTTTCTAAGGCTGGTGGGTCGCGTGAGCAGTGGCGTGAGTTGATGGGTGCGGAAACTTTTTATACTGGTCAGGCTGCTGTTGAGGCGGGTTTAGCCGATGAGGTTGTCGAGCCTGCTAGTGGTGATGGTGCGGAAAATAAGAGTTTGCGTAAGATTGTTAACATGCATAAACGGATGTTCGCGGCCAAGTTGCGTGAGCATGCTGTTAATGCTGATGATGGTTCCGAAAATGAGGATGTTATGGGGCTGAAAGACCAGCTTATCAAAATTTTAGAATTAGATGAGGCCGCCACCGATGATGATATCATCGAGGCCGTGCAAAAGCTTGTAGACGACAGTGCGGATAAAGAGGAAACCACTAAGAGTGACGAGCCGGAAGATCCGAAGCCGTCGGAAAACTCTTTACCTAAGGGCATGGTTGCCGTTGACGAATACACCCTGTCTGAGCTGCGTAAAAGTGCTGATGCGTTGAATAAGATGCGTGAGGATGCGCGGCGTGCTGAGGTTGTGAACCTTGTGGATGAGGCTATCAATTCGGGCCGTATTTCAGCTAACGGCAAGGATGCTTGGGTTAATTCGCTGTTGCATGATTTTGAGGGCGGTAAGGTGTTGCTTGAGAATCTTGCACAGGGCACCGCTGTCAAGGTCAATGGTACACGCGGCTATGAGAATCGTGGCAAGGTGAATGGTTTGCGTTCCGGCTTGAAGGTTCGGCAGATTTTCTAATAGGAAGATTGAATATAGATGACTAATCAAATTTTGACCGGTAACGCTTCCTTTAAGGCTGCTGCCGATGTTGTCGGCTACCGGTGTGTTAAACTCACTGGTGACGGCGTTGAGCACGCGACCGCTGCTGATGATGTGTATGGTGTTGCGATTCAGAACGCCTATAAGACCCCGGTTGTGACCATTGGCCAGACCGACCGTGTGACCGTGGTGACCTCCCCCGCTATTATTAATATTGCCTGTGATAGCACGGATGATTTGAAGACCGGGGATAAGGTGTACGCCGCGGCTGATGGTAAGGTTGCTAAGACGGGCACGAAGCCGGTTGGTTTCGTTGTGCGTAAGGGCCGTAAGCATGTGTCGGTTCGGCTAGTGACCCCACTGGCCTGATAAGAAGAAGGTGAGAAAATGGCTTTTATTCTAGGTGAAAACAGTGGCGGTTCCTACACAGTGTCCGACTATGTGGATGAGCCGGAGCTGATTGTTGATGAGATTGTGAGCATTGTTCAGGATGCCGCTATCGAAAACGTGTTCTATTCTGATGATGGTGAAACCACAGCTAGCGCCATTATTTTCAAGCAGCGCGTAAGCCCGTTCCTGTCCGAGAGCCCGCACGAGGTTGCGGAGTTTGAGGAAATCCCCACAGCTGATATTCGTGTCGGTGATGATAAGGTGGAGAAGGCGTTTAAGATTGCGGAGGGTTTGCGTGTTTCTTATGAAATGATTAAGGACAATCGTATCGACCTGCTGTCCCGTGGTGTTGAGCAGCTGGCTAACGAGTTCTTGTATGCTAGTGCACGCCAGGGCCTGGATCGGGTGAAGGCCGCTACCGATGAGCATAGCCAGGTGGTTTCCGCTACTACCCCGTGGTCTAGCGTGACGGCGGAGATTGGGCAGGATGTTTTGCGCGCCTGTGCAATGGTCTCATCTGCGTTGGTTGATGGTGATGTGGATGATGAGCGCAAGGCGGCCCTTGGCTACACCCCCGACACCATTGTGATGCACCCCTCGGTGTGGTACAACATTATTGGCAATAAGACTATCCAAGCTGCGTTTATTGGCGCTAACTCTGGGGACAATCCCTATTTTAAGGGTTTCCAACCCTATAAGCCGTGGGGTTTGGATGTTGCCGTCAGCCAGTATGTTGACCCGAAGCAAGTGTATGTTTTGCAGGCCAAGAAGCCGGGTGGCAAGAAATTCTTAGACCGTCCACAGGTTACCCCCCTGTACTCGCCCTATGGTGATAGTAGTATTGGTGGCGCAACCATGGAGTACCGGGCTGATATCATGGAGCGTTCTATCCGTGCCCTGTATGATCCTAAGGCTGCTGCACGGATTCAGGTGGGCTAATCATTATGAGGATTCGCCTAAAGATTGGGATTTGGTGGCAGCCCACAGATGACGGTGGTGAGGTGTTGCGTAAGCTCGGTGATGTGTTTGACGCTCACCCGCTGGACGCGGCCCGCCTGATTGGTTCGGGTGTGGCCGAGGACGCTAACGTGAAGCATGATAAGGTTGAGTCTATCAATCTGGGCTTGCCGACAGTACCACCGGCTGACGACGATGACAGTGGTGACAGCGATAGCGACCCAACCAATAATGATAAACGCCCTGCCCTGGCCGCTAAGGTTGAGTTGTGGCGGCAATATGTTGCCAGCCTTGGGGCTAGTGAGAAAGACATTAAAGGTTTGACCAAGCCCGAGCTTATCGCAATGGCCGATAAGCTTAGCTGATAGGAAGGTGGCGGGGTGGAAAAGTTATCGGTTGATGATATTGGGGTGATGATGCCCCGCCCCTTCCTTCCCGGGGAGAAGGACAGGTGCCGCGCCTTAATTGATCTGTCTTATGAACGGATCGAGTTCGAGTTCGCTAGGCGCGGTTTAGTGTTGCGTGATGAGATTGTTTCTAAGCCTTGGCTTACGACCGCGGTCAAAATTGTTGTGCGCACAATGGTTGTAGAATCCCTACTAACCGGCGTGAACATTAACATGGTGAGCGTGTCGTCAACCACGGGGGAACAGTCCGATAGTGCAACCTTTGCAAAAACCGGGACCGAGGGGTTCGGGGGCGTGTTCCCCACTGAAAGGATGTTGCATGTTTTGGGGCTGCTACATATTCGCCCTCGCTATCGTGGAGGGGATTTTGTCCCATTCCCGGAGAGTAAAAGGGTGAACCTGTGGAGCGGATAAGAATTTTTGACCCGCCCGAGATAGGGTATGATGGTTCGATTATCCACAGTGCTAACTACACTGAGGTGCTGGGTGTGCCGCAGTATGATACGGGCCATGAGGTTCAGCATAAGGACTACGGTTCAACCGCGCAACGCATCAGGGTTTTCTTACCATCGGGGTTACCTATTGGCCCGAATCATGAGCTTGAGATTCGTGGGGTCAAGTACAAGATTTTGCACGCCCCATTCGATTGGGCTATAGGTCGCACCCCATGGTTCCAGCGCCATAGTCCGATGATTGAGGTCATGTGTGAAAGGCGTGATGTGGATGGCTGATAAATTCGCTTTTCGTTTAGATAGTGATGCTATCAATGCGATGCTTCGTGAGAATTTCATGAGTGTGGTTGAGGCGAAGGCTGCGGAGGTTGCGGCCAATGCTAGGGGCATTGCGAATCCGAAAATGCCGGTCGCGTCTAGAAGCGAGGTCAATAAATCGGGCAGGCCGGTTGGCCTGGTGGCGATCATGCATGCGGGTGGTTTGAACTCGCAAGCCAAGCATGGGACACTGACCAAAGCCGCAACACAGGCGGGGCTTGATTTGAAACGCTATGGGGGCACAAAGTAAATGCTGGAGAAAGATAAACGCCTGTTCATGTCACAAGATGCCACCGCCAAGGTGCGTGAGTTTCTGGCACAAAACGAGGCTTTCAAAAAGCGCACATCGGCAACACTGCCCCTCAAATACTCGCCACAAAAAAACGGTTGGCACGTCACCGTCCAGTCCGATGGTGTTATTTCTGGGGGTAAGGGTTTCACCGTTGAGGTGGTGCGTGTCACGGTGCATTCATATGATATTCCTTCCGCAACCCGAATCATGCGCACAATCGACGCAGGTCTAATATCCTTTGGGGGCAGGTGGAAACTAGGTGTGCAAGCCTCAACAAGAATCATCACCACACCGGACAGTAAACTTGGGGGATATGTTTCTTCCGCAACATACAATATTTTCGTGAATAGGATTGCATTATGAGTATTAAGCAGCGCAACCCGCAAAACGTGAAAACGATCACAGATGCGGTGGTGTACATTAGTTATGCTGATGATCCGAAGGTGAGTAAGAATGGTGTGCTGGATCACACTTGGATGACCTTGGGGATTCTTAAGGATGACCAAGAAATTGATTTGAACCGGGCGATGGAGATTCAGGAAACCAAGGGTTTGGGCATGGGTACCGTGGCTGTCACGGGTAAGCCGGGTTCAGTTGTTCTTAAGGTTCTGGTGCTTGAAGAGAACGATGCCGTGCAAAGCGTGCTATGGCCGGACCGAACCAAGGGGTCCACGCCGTCGAAGCGGATTGATGGGGCTGAGATCCTGTTGCACAGTGCCGTATTGGCCCGCCCGTTTGTGGCAGTCGAGTACGAGTTTAACGACGGCTTCCACCGTATTCTGGCGTCCCGTACCCGTACCGCGGCTAAGGGCGAGAACCTGAGCAAGGGCCAAGAAGCTTCCGGTACTGAGATTGAAATCAATGTGCTGCCGGATACGTTCAAGGCAGTTTTTGAGAAGTTGGACTTTGTGCCGGATGAGAAGCAAGAAATCATTGACCTTGAGCGGTTTACTAACACTCTACCGCAGGCTAAGAAGCTTGTTAAGCTTCCCGCCGGGGCTACTGGCGGTACCTGGAATCTGCGCATCAACTACAACGAGACCAAGGATTTGGCGCATGACGCTAACGCCGATAAGGTTAAGGATGCTTTGCGTGAGATTGCGGGCGGCGAGGAAGCAACAGTTTCCGGCTCCGCTACTGCCGGTTTCACGGTCGAAGCGTTCGAGGGCATTCTTGCTGCCGTGAGTCATCTTGAGGGCACTACTGGCCAGATCACGGTTGAGGATGCGCCGTAAAAAATAGTCACTGTGACATTAATGGGTGATGTTATTATACCGCCATTAGTGTCACTGTGATGATATAAACATGGGGTTTAGGGGCGCACCCGACACCAAGACGCCCCCAATTTTCATTTCAATAACTACCTATAGGAAGGTTCACCCCAATGAGCGCAACCCAAAAAGAAGCTGTGGAAGAAACCACCACCGTCGAAATCACCGCAACCCTACGCGGCCAAGAAGTCACCGTCACGATCCCCGCAACCCTCGAAGACATGAGCCTAGACGCTTACGATAGCTTCTGTGATAAGCCGGTCGCCGTGTACCGGGATATCCTGTCCCCCGAGGATTGGGGCAAGCTTAAGGCTACCGGCGCAACTTTGCGTGATTTTCAGAAGCACGTCGTCCCCCTCATTGATAAGGAATGGGGCCTTACGGGAAAATAGAATTACTCCCCTACATTCGTGAGCATGAAGACCTGGTGGAGCAGGACCTTGCTTTTATGGGTGTTGACTATCGTGATTTTTGGCGACCCAAAGGCGGCAAGTCACGGCTCACCCTGAGGCGGCTATTGGTGCTGGTAGACGGCTTGGATCGTACCCGGTCTAGGTTTTGGTCGGAAATATTGGATATTGATAGGCTATCAATCGAGGGCTATATTCTTGCCGATATTTTCGCCGCTATCACTTCTGGGGAGCGTCACCCCATGGCGACTATGCGTGAGGGTGCACGGAAGCAGAAAGCCTTAGAGGAACGTAAGGAACGCTATTTCAGGATCAAGGCTGAGCGTGAGCGTAAACTTGCGTTGGCGAAGGGGATAACTTAAGAAACATTTTTTGCGGGGCAGGCCACTGGTTTGCCCCGTCTTTTTTAATACTTTTATTATCATTAGTGAGGTTACCATGTCAGCTATCGGCTATGCTTCTCTACCGATCACGGTGTCGTTGCGGGGCATGAATGCGGCTATCAAAAAGCACTTAGAGGACCCCGTGAATAGTGCCGCAACAAAAGCTGGGAAGAAGATTCAAACCGAACTCACCCTTGGTATTGATGGTTCCGCTAAGGCGTTTGAGCAGGCGAAACGTCGTGAAGCGCAAGCCCAGGAAAAAGTCAACCAGGCTATGCAAAAAACTGAGCAGGCGCAGGCGAAGGTTGAGACTAGTACGAAGCGGCTTGAGGCGGCGGAGAAGAATCTTGAGTCGGTGCGTGTCTCACAGAATGCTAAGGTTCAGGATGCGGAGTCGAAGCTGCAAACCCTGAGGGAAAGCAGTACCGCTACTACGGAGCAGTTGGAGTCTGCGGAACGTAAGCTTGATGCAGCTAGGGCTAACCAGGATGCGAAAATTGCCCAGGCGGAAGCGAAGGTTTCCGCAGCTAGGCAGCAACAATTAGGGTCCGTGAGTGCGCTTGAGGGCGCGGAAACCGCGTTGTCCAATGCGCGCGGTAGGGCTAGTGATGCTGCCGATAATGTGGCCGCGGCACAGCGCCGCATGGCCGATGCTTCCGATGTGGGTTCCGCAAAAATGCAATCCCTGGGGGCCACGTTTGATAGTGTGGCAGGCCAGGGCGCGGGCTTGTTTGGCCAGTTGGGTAAAGTGTCGGGGCTGCTTGCTGCAGGCTTGGGGCTTGCTGGTGGTGTGGGTTTCCTGAGCGAAGCAATTAAGGAAGGCCGAGAATTTGATGGTGTGCTAGGCTCCCTCGGTGCCGTGACTGGTTCTACCGCGGAGCAGCTAGCAAAGGTTAAGCAGCATGCTAAGGATTTGGGTAATGATGAGTCGCTGGCTGGCACTTCGGCAGCGTCTGCTGCTGACGCTATGCTTGCCCTGGCTAAGGGTGGCATGGATGTTTCACAGGCTATGGATGCGGCTAAGGGCTCGATTCAGCTTGCTGGTGCTGCACAGATTAGTGCTGGTGACGCGGCGGATTTGCAGGTTGCGGCACTGAATAGTTTCCATTTGGCGGCGGATCAGGCGACGCGTGTTGCGGATGTTCTTGCAAACACCGCAAACAACACTGCCACGACTGTGACTGATCTGGGTGAGGCCCTGAAAATGGCGGCGCCGACAGCGGCAACCTTGGGTGTTTCCTTAGAAGACACTAACACCTATATTGGCTTGTTTGCTAACCAGGGCGTGAAGGGCACCATGGCCGGTACCGCTATGCGTAGTGCGCTGCTGTCTCTCACATCGCCTTCTAAGCAGGCGGCAAAAGCCCTAGAAAACATGGGTATCCAAGCATTTGATGCCGATGGCAAGTTCGTTGGCCTGAGAGAAATCACAATCCAGTTGCATGACGCGCAAGAACGCATGGGTGAATCAGCGTTCCTTGCCGAAGCGTCCACCGCCTTCGGGCGTGAAGCGGTGTCGTTCGCCACCACCGCGGCAAGTAGTGGTGTTGAAGCGTTTGATAACCTGCGTGGAAAAATGGATGCCGTCGGTACCGCCGGGGAGACAGCAGGGGCTAAGCTTGGCGGGTTGAACGGCGCCATGGAACGCTGGGATAACGCCTTGTCAGATGCTAAATTGCGCATCTATGAGGTGATCGCACCGCATCTTGAGGTGTGGATGGATCAATTGGGAAAGTCTGTTGGTAGCGTTGCTGAAGCTTTCTCTAAAACGGTTGAGTGGATTCGTCAGCATAATGAGCTTGTGGGCACTATCGCCGCCATGATTGGCGGGGTGATTGGCGCTTACACCATGCTGAAAGCGGTTCAGGCCGGGGTGTGGGCTGTTGGGGCTATCAGGAATTTCATGGTTTTACTTCAGGCGATGCCTGCCCTGCTAGCCGCACAGCGGGCCGGAACCTTGGCGGCCACAGCCGCTAACCTGGGGCTGACAGGCAGTTTCACGGGATTGAACGCGGTCATGGCCATGAACCCATTCATTGCATTGGGCTTGGCTATTGCTGCCGTGGTTGCTGGCCTAGTGTATTTTTTCACCCAAACCGAAACCGGTAAACGCTTGTGGGGTGAGTTCACAGACTTTCTTAAGAATGCTTGGGAAGGCGTCAAGGAAGGCCTGGCCAATATTGGGCAGTGGTTTAGTGAGAAATGGCAGGCCGCCACTGAAGGTTTGTCCTCACTAAAAGATAAGGTCACCAACACTTTTAGCGAACTAGCCGGGCCCGTGAAAGACTTTGCGGGCAACGTTGGCACGTGGCTTAGTGAGGGTTGGGAAAACCTCAAAACCGGGGCTGGTGTGTTCAAAGACATCATCGGGGATGCCATTAGCAAAGGCTGGGAAAATGTTAAGGATATTTTCAGTGCTAGCATTGATACGGTGAAGGAAGTTTTTTCCGGCTTCTTCGTGGCCCTGGTGGATATTGTTACTGGTAATTGGGAGGATGTGCCCAAGGCGTTTGGCCGCATGTGGGACCATATTAAGGATATTTGGGGTGAGGCCGGGGAGAATATTAAGAACCGGTTTAATGAGTTTGCGGAGAATGTGAAGGGCAAGCTGGGGGCGTTCAAAGATGCGGCTGTGAATAAGATTAAGAACATGTGGGGGGATATTGTTCAGGGCTTCCACGCTGGTGTTGCCAAGGTGATTATCACGGTGACGGGCTGGAAGAACCAGTTTTTAACGCATCTTGCGGAGATGATTAGCAAGGGTTTGAAGTTTGCGCAAGAGTTCCCGGACAAGCTTAAGAATTTCTTCGCTAAAGCGGGTGCTTGGCTGGTCAACGCTGGTATTAATATTTTCACGGGCTTGTTGAATGGTTTGCGTGAGGGTTTCGCTAAGGTCATGAACTGGCTGGATGAGAAGGTTTCCGCTATCCAGGACAAGGTTTCCAGTGTAGCATCTTCGGCGTTTAGTATCAACACTGAGGGGTCCCGTCACGCTAATGGGGGTATTGTTGGGTATGCTCGTGGTGGTTTGGCTTTTGCTAAGGGTGGTGAGAATCATACTGCGACGATTGCTGCACCTGGGGAGTGGCGTGTGTGGGCTGAGCCTGAAACTGGTGGTGAGGCCTATATTCCGTTGGCCCCGGCTAAGCGGGCGCGGTCTACCGCTATCCTTAGCAGGGTTGCTGATATTTTTGGCATGCGTTTGCAGGATAAGGCCACTGGCATGCCTGTGCAACCTACTTACACCGGGAATATTTATGGGGGCCAAAAGTTTGCCGAGGGTGGTGTTACCGGCCGTGACCTGGTGCGTTTTGCCCAGGGCTATTCTGTGAAGGGCTATCAGGCTTCCCGCCCGCTTGAGGGGGCACCGTATGTGTGGGGTGGTTCGAACTGGGGCGACTGTTCCGGCGCGATGAGCGCTTTCGCTGCCCTGGCTGCTGGCATAAACCCATTCCCCCGGAAGTTTGCTACCGGGAATCAGGGCGACTGGGGCGCTTCTCATGGTTTCCACAGGGGTGTTGGTGGCGCTAACACGTTCACCATGTGGTGGTTCAATGGCGGCCCGTGGGGTGGGCACACTGTTGGTAAAATCGACTATGGTTCCGGTAGTGTGTTTGTTGAAATGGGTGGCCAGCGGGGTAATGGCCAACTGGGGGGCATGGCCGGCGCTAACCTGTCCCAGTTCACTGATGCAATGTTTATTAGGTTGCGTGGTGGCGGCCCACAGTATTCTGCTGAAAAGTTCGAGGAAACCCTAGACCGTTTCGACGGCCTGCCTGGTAAGATTGATGGGATTACTTATAGCCCGGATGAGGGTGGTTTTACCCTGGATTCGGGTGTGGCTACGACACGTAGTAGTGATTCTACGGGTAGCGGTACCCCCGGCTGGGGGTCGGCTGCTGAGCTGCATAAGGCTTTGGCGAAGTTTTATGGCTTACAGGAAACTAAGAAGGGCACTGCGCTTACTGGTAGTGGCAACGAGTACACGGGTAGTGGGGTTGCTGGGCCCAAAGAATTGGGTGACCCGCTAACGCTTGACCCTGATAAAGACGTGCCGTACGGCCAGGAGGGGAAGAAACATAGCGGTTGGGGCCATGATTATTTCGTTCACGAAATTTCCCGGCGCGCTAAGGACTTCTCACTTTCTTCTAAGGGTGCGATGATTGGTGTGGCCACCGCTTTGGTGGAGTCCGGCGACCCCTTGAAAATGTTCGCAAACGCTAAGGTTCCCGGTTCGCTCGCTTTCCGTCATGACGCGGTTGGTTCGGATCATGATAGCGTTGGGCTGTTCCAGCAGCGCCAGGCTGGATGGGGCACGCTTGCGGAGCGCATGGACCCGTACAAATCGGCGGGCTTGTTCTATAAGGCCATGCTATCGAAGTTCCCGGGTTGGGAATCCATGGCCCCGGGTGCTGTGGCGCAGGGTGTACAGGTGTCCGCTTTCCCCACACGGTACGCAACTAAAATGGATCGGGCGTTATCCCTGGTCAAGGGCACCGGCTTGTATGATAATGGCGGCTGGTTGCCTTCTGGTGGTATGGCGGTGAACCTGTCCGGTAAGCCGGAGCGCGTGTTGACTCACCAAGAGTTTTTGGGGCTTGACCATTTGGCTAACTCGATTGATAGTTTGGTTAGTAAAATGGAGCCCATTGTTGAGCGTATCGGCTCGCAGTGGGAGGAACGCCGTGCTGACTATGAGGGCGATTTTCTGGGGTCCGCGCAGATTGTTCAGGATGCTGAGCAGGGCTTGGCGGAAACCCGGCGCCAAGTTGTGGATAACACGAAGGCGGAGAAGGAAGCCTTAGAAGAGGTTGAGAAAGCCCGCAAGGAATACCAGGAAGCCGAAGCGAAGGGGGCGAAAGTTTCCACCGCATCGGCAAGGAAAATTCAGGATGCGGAAACAGCACTTGCCCGTGCACGATCCTCAAAGGCCAAGAATAAGGCTGAGAAGATTGCGGATGCGGAGAAGCGTCTAGCGCGCGCCCGTGAGGACGCCGCGGCTTCGATTGATAAATCCGATAATAAGAATGCTGAGGAACAGAAGAAAAAGCTTGAGGCCCTGAATAAGGCTGAGGATAAGCTTGCTAAGGTTCGTAAGCAAAACGGTGACGCCCTGAAGCAGATCGAGGTTGCGGAGCGCACGGTGATGGCGGCACGTATCCAGGCGGTGCGTGATCTTATCACCGCCGCGCAAACTGAACTCACCGCCATGATTGGGGCGTTTGCCCTGGTTGCGGGGGTTGTTTCGGAAGCCCACGACACTGTGCAGAAGACGCGGAAGGAAGTTCGGAAGCTCAAGTATGATTTGACGCAGGCGATGTTTACCGCAACGCAGGCGGCTATCAACCTGAGGAATGCGGAGTTTAACCTTGCGCAAACCCGCGCAAACGGGATGCTGAATCAGGCGAAAGCGCTTGAAGCATTGGACAAGGCCCGGCTTGAGGCGAACAAGCAGATGTACGATCAATTTGGTTTCGCTATTGATCGGTACATTGAGAAAGGCACTGGGGCGTGGGGCACGGTCGCGGGTGAGGCGCAGCGCCGCACTAACCAGGTTCGGGCTGCGGAGTGGGAGCTTCGCCGTGTACAAGCTGAGAATGCTCTTCAGCAACACGCCGCTATGATGCAGGCGAAGGATGCTGCGTTCGCCGCTGCTGAGGCTACTTTGAATCAGGCTAAGGCTGCTGAGCTGCTGAAACTTTCCACGCAAAAGCTGCAGGTGCAGGCGGCTAAACTGTATGGCCTTGATACGCCTGGGTTGTCTGGGGCGCAGAAGGGTTTGCAGGGTTTGCAGAAGGGCGCTAGCGGCCTGATGGGCGTGCTTGGCGGCCTAGTATCAGCTGGCCTTGGCTTCTACACTGGTAACATTGCTACCGGCGTGGGTGGGGCCCTGACTGCGATTAAGAGCATTGGTGATATTTTCACAGGGTTTCATGCGCTCAAGGCCAATAAGGATGAGACTGGTAAGGTTTTCAAGGGCTTGTCGCTTGGTAAGAAATTGTCCTTAGGTTTGGCGACGCTGCTTGGCGGGGCGGCTGCGGCTGGTGGTGCCGTGGCTGGCGTGAACGGGTACGGGGTTGAGGCTGCTACGGGCGGGGCGAAGGTCGGTTCTGAGATCATTAACTCGGCTTTCGGAACGATTGCCGAGAATATGAAAACCGACATGGAGCGCTTAAACCTGGAGTTCCAGCGCCGTCAGGAAGCGTTGCAAAACGACTACGCTTCACGTTTGCAAAATTTGCAGAATGAACGCGAGTACAACAAAACCGCTGGTGAGCTACGCAAATCGGAGCTCAGTAAGCTTGTTGAGCTTGCAAGTATTAACAAGCAGATTCAGGAAGCCACCTCGAAAGAGACTGTGGACGCCCTGAAGCATCTAGCTGAGGTGACGGAGCAGCAGCGTAATTCTGAGCTGCGTTTGCATAAGGACACGATCCGGGATTTGCGCCTGGCCCTGCGCCAGTCTGGTGCTGAGGCTGAGCATGCGGCTGCGGAGTCGGAGCGTGTGGGCAATAAACGCGCCACGGTCACCGTGAATCTTCCTTCGGATAAAACCGCCTACAGTGCCGATGAGGTGAAGGCGCTTCTGGAGCAGATCAGTAAATCGCAGGCTGATTTGGATTTGCGTGTGCGTGAGATTGAGGATGAGAAGAAGCCGAACGCTTGGGACTTCCAACGCTCGCTGCGCAAGACGAACTGATTGTGATTTAGCCCACGCCCTGGTTTGGTGCGCAACGCCCTATCGTGGTGGGGCTGGGGTGATTGTTCATTCTGAATGCTTGCCCCGCCTATGGGGCTGCTAGGCCCCCTAAACAGCGTTTGCCCTGGTGGGCAATGGTGCTACGGTTTAGGCATGAGAAAAACACCCCCTGATATTTGGGGGTGCTTTTTACGATGCGAGAAGAGGGGAGAGAATACTTTTATTTATCTTCCTTCAGGGCTTCCTTAATCCGCTCGATCAGGGTAGCTTCTTTGATGTAGAAGCGTGCGCGGTCGTTGATCTTCACATGCACCTCACCATCACTACCGATCCAGGCTTTCATGGCTTTCAAAGCTTTGCCTGTGTTGTTGCTCACTTTTTCGCCGTCCAACTCTGCGTAGCTGATGTTGCCGGTGCCGTAGTAGCTGAGTTCAACGCCTACGGCTTCCAGCCAACCATTGAGGTAGATGCGGGTTTCCCCAGTGGTGGGGTGCACCCATTCTTTACCGGTGATGCCGTTGGGGTAGGTTGTGATGTTGGTCATGGTGTCCTCCTTGGACTTCAGGCCCCAACACTCTTTGGTTGGGCTTTCCGTTTCAACCTGATGCTTTTAATTATACACGATCCCATGTCGGTGTCAAACCGCGCCGCTGTGATGCTGAACACGTTTTGTTGCAGCATGCTATAATGGTTTAGTTTTAACCCCTAACATTTGGAGGTAGCATGCTATCAGCATCTCTTGGTTCCTTAGGTTTTATTAAGCCTGATCTTGAGCACATGAAAAACAATCCAGATAACAGCAACTGGGTGTACCGTGACTACACCCTGGTTGAGGATAGTATTCAGGGCATGGTTGGCGAGTTTGAGGACACTGTGCAAACCCCCGTGAACGGCATGGGGCAGGTGTATAAAGGGCACCGCATTAAGCCGTTCACCGGGGAGTTTACCCTATCGGTTACCCCCGGCCCCGCCAAAACCGGGGAAGCAAGTTTGTATAAATCTTTCTTAAGATTACAGAATGAGGTGCAGCCAGGCAAGACTTTCATTTTCAACGTGCACAACGCACCATTCACCTCCTACGGTCAAGGCCAGGACAAGTTCTACAATGCAACCTACAGCGCGCGTTTGCGTACCACCCGTTCACTAGCGTGGCCGAACCCTGACCCGCAAGATTTTGACCAGGATAACATCAAGGTTATTGTGCCCGTGATCTGCGATGACGGGTTTTGGTTCCAGACCAAAAGCGTATACCCCAAATTGCAAAATGGGGTGCAGGTGGCAAGTTTCCAGCGCAAGTCAAACATTCCTTCCGGTTTTAAGGTGACTCTCAAGTTTAAACGGAATGAGACCACCAGCCTTAAGGGTGTGTGGCGGGGCACCGGCCTGGATTTTCTTAACCTAAACTTAGAAGCGGGCGACTTCGATGGTCTTGCTTACATCAATTTTGATCTTGGCGAGGCCCCCATAGTCCGTCGCGTCAGCGATAGTAAGGTGGTTAAATCCCTCACTGACCAGCTGAAACCACAGGATTATGCACATTTGCAGTCCCCGGCTGGCGATGTGGTGCGTTTCACAAGCAATTTCGATTATAGGATTGACTACGAAGAGCGTTACCTAGTGCCGTGGGGCGGGGACGAAAGCTAAGAAAATGCCGGGCATACTTGACACGATGAACACCACGGAGGCGTGGAAAAAATGGTTTGACCTGCGCGCCAACGTAATTAAGCAACGTGGTGTGTATGTTTGCATATGCAACGGCAGCGGGCAACCCATGATCGAGCTGGATAATTATAGTGATCTTTCCTATAATTTTCAGCACAACCAGCCCGGTACCGCTAGCGTGCGTGTCGGGTTGGATGTGGAGTATTCGCTAGCCGGAGTATTCGCGCCCCCACCTGGTAGCGAGCATGATATCCAAATTTTGGGTGCGCTAATGCACGATGATTTAAAGATGCTGCTTATTGATGCGGGGGACGTGCGGTGGTTCGGGAAGATCAAAATTGCGAAGTTCACCACCCGAAACAACAGGTTCGATTCGGTCACGATCGAGGCCCTGGAATACTTGGACGTGTTGGGTGAAATGCCCGCCGTTTCGGACCGTAAAGCCTGGTCAGAGACGAAGAATGAAAAGATTAAAGACAACATTCACACACTGAAGTCGCCCCGTGAATACACCCTGAAACTTTTCAGGGCGGGCAACCAGGTGGACGGGTTCACCGTGATAGGTAAGGCCGATGAGACGATCTCTAAACTAATCCAGGAAAACGCTTCTCTCATCTACCGTACCGAGGGGTACACCGGGCCACCATTTCTTTGCCGTCGGGTGGAAACCGGGTTGGACTCACCCGAGATCACCATTACTTTGGCGGAGGATACAATGGCTAACACTATCAAAGACGTCCTGGAGTTTGCTAACATTAACCTGTTTCTAAGGGTAGCGTACCCGTGTGAAACACTGGACGCTAGCGTGTGGGGCAGGACGCAGGTGGGAACGGTTTTCCCGGTGCCATACATTTTTGTTTCACAGGGGGAGGAAGCTAAAAATGCCTAAGGTGAATAAAATTGTTACACCTAATAGTGTGGAGTTTGTTGTCACCTACCCTACGGCTACACGCCTGTATGGTGCGTGGTCGGTCACCTACCCCGATGGCGCATCGTTGTCGGAGGACCAGCGGAAACGTTCCGTCTATGTGTATGCGCTTAAGGGTGATTTGGGCAACGGGCTTTTTATTCAGGCTTTCCTTAAGTCGGATATTAGTATTAATATTCCGGCGGGGATAACGGATATTGCGCAGGTGATTGATGGGGCGGAGAAAGCTAATGAGATGACCACTACTTTCACCCGTGATATTGAGGGCCTGGAAGTGGGTACCGCTGCTGATGTTTCCCCTGGTGATGTGGTTGATGTGATGGTGGGACCAGGGATGTTTCGTGAAGCAAAAGTGTCCGGTATCGAGTTCGTGGCCACCCCGGTTGGCGTGGTGCGGAAAATCAAAATTTCTAAGGACATTCTTAACCGCAACGAAAAGCTGCTAAAACACCAATCCGACACGTGGCTACGCATCGTTGACGAGCGGAAACGCGCGGGGGCCAACCTAACCGCCCTGGAAGCGTACATGAAATCAAAATTTGGGGCTGACCTGGTGTACGATTTTGAATTCAAGCACCCCAATATGGGGTCAACGGATACGAAATATGAGGTGGTTATCGACCCCAACGGCAAAATTGATGATACCCCTACGCTTACTGTGGATTGCAAAGCTAAGAAAAAGCACCCATGGGGCAGGATGATTGCGGTGCTACAGGATGCTGACACGGGGGAAACCTACACCGACCGGGGGCTTTCGCTCAGGTCTGACGAGTTTTGGACCTGTTTTGCCACCGGGTGGACTGGCGACCCCCACAACATTAAGAATGGTAGGTGCTACCTATTTTTTAAGGCGACAGACGACTGATTAGGGGTGATGTAATTGTCAACAATTATTGATTATTCGGCGGGTGTGCCAAGCGCCGCCGATGTTAAAAACGCTGGTCATGTGGGTGCTGTGCGGTATGTGTCACAGCCGCGGGAGGCGTGGATGCGGGGCAAACCGATTGGCAAGGGGGAGCTTGACGACTTCTACCGCAACGGCTTGTCAATAGCTTTCGTGTATCAGTACGGGAAAGAAGCCGATGCTGATGTGCGCCGGGGCTATGCTGGTGGTGTGTCGGATGCTACCGCGGTTTTGCAGCATTTGCAAAGCCTGGGGCGAGGGGATGCTGCTTGCTTCTTTGCCGTGGATTTTGATATTTCTCTCGGCGAGTGGAATAGTTTTGGTGCCGAATACTTTAGGGGTGTGAATGAAATCCTTGGGGTTGCGCGCACCGGAATATATGGACATTCGCGTGTAATATCCTGGGCTGTCGAGGACGGTGTGATCGCAGACTGTGGGGAAGGTCATTTCTTGGCTTGGCAGACCGCGGCATGGAGTGGGGGCGAGCTAGCACCCGAGGCCGTCCTGTTCCAGAAAATCGGCACCGTGACAGTGGGTGGCGTGCAGTGTGATGTTAATGAAATCCTATGGCACGAGTGGGGGCAAACCAACGCCACCGGAACACCCCATACGCAACTGACGCAACCCATGACCGAAGAAATGCCGGAAGACACCAGCACTGATATTATGCCGATACAACCCAACCCCAACCACTACGGTGACCCCCTGTTCATGCCCGACGTGCTGCGCGCTTTCGGCGTTGACGTGCAAGAACTCGACGGTTGGCAAGAGTGGGGCATGGGTGACTTCACGAAGATTTGGGGTGTGGCGGTGCACCACACGGGGGCTAATAATACTTCGGCGGAATATATTGCGCGTAACCCCGGCCTGGAAAATGGCTTGTCTTCTCAGATTCATTTAAGCCGCACACCCCCTTACACTGCCACGATTTGTGGGGCTGGTGTGGCCTGGCACCTGGGTCGGGGATCGTACCCCGGGTTGCCGACCGATAACGCTAACCCATATATGATCGGCATTGAACCCCAGTCGGATGGGGTTTCGCCATGGCCGGATAACATGTTGGACACCTACCACCGCATTGTAGCAGCGTTGTTGTGGTATTTGGGTTTGGATTCCAGCCGCTGTATTGCCCATTGGGAGTACTCATATTATGCACAGGGCAAATGGGACCCCGGCGCGGGTGATGGTGTCCCAGGCCACATGATGGACATGGACGAGTTCCGCGCAAATGTTCAGAAATATATTGATAACCCACCTTTTGGGAAAGGGGAGCTTATGGGTGTTTTAGACGCACGCTTTAAATCGCGGGTGCCTGGTAGCGAATGGGAAGGCACTTTGCGTGACTTCATTATCAATACTAACGCGCACTCTTACATGGGCATGGAGTCTGCCCAGCGTAATGGGGATAAGCTGGATAAGCTTATCGAGCTCACAGAAAAGCAGAATGATCTTCTGCAAAATCTTATCAACCGGATTCGGTAAAGGAAGGGGAAGCTTATGGCTTTCAATAATCAAACCGCAGATGTGCTAAACCAGGCTTTGCGGAATATTGCTGCTAAGCAGTCTCTCAGCAAGCGCAAGGCTAATACTGTGACCGCGGCTTTCGGTAGCGCGCTGCTGATTGTGGCGGTGGTGTTGACCGGTGTGTTTGCGCACCACACTAACCTGCCTGCCTACACTGAGCAGATCGTCCCAATCATTCTTAGTGTTCTCACAGTGTTAGGTGTGTCCCGCACCCCCAACGGTGTGACTGATAGTGTGGTGGACAAAATCAATAATGAGCTGTTCAACATCATTGACGACACCGAAGCGGGCAAGTCCCACAACCGGGTTGTTGCCCCCGCGGTGATTGACGCCCCGGAAAAGTAGTATCTAAGCAGTAATGATTGCCCCAACCTATTTTCTATTTGGGTTGGGGCTTTTCATAATACCCGAAAGGTAGAACATATGATAGCCGAGCTAACAGCGTTAAGCGCAGCCCTAGCCACCGCAGTCACCGCCCTGATAGCAGCATGGATGAAAGCAAAAACCGATAACCAGAACCTTAGAAAAAGCGAAATCGAACGCATGGACCAACGCATCACTAGCCTATCAGACCAGGTAAACATATTGGAGAAACGCATTGATGAGGAACGCGACCGAAGGCACGCTATCGAGGATATAGCGTCACGCTTGCATAGGGCACTGGAGCGTGCTATAAGCGTGATAGACAGGCTGCTAAGTATACATCGGGAGCACCATATACCTGACGATGAGCTTATAAACGTACAGGTCAAGCAGCTTCGCCAAATCAACAGCACCCTAGACGACGACCAATAACATCACAGTGACATTATTGGCGCATATAAAAACACCCCCGGCTTTTAACACCGGGGGCCATTTTTCATGCCTCACTTATAGAAAAACTCAGCTTCCGCTTTGAACCTCCTAAACGCCTCACTTTGGGGGTGGCTGATAGTGCCGTCCAAAACCAGATTCACAAACCGCATGCCCGTTTTTACCAGGCTGTCGATAAGCTTATCGTCACGGGGCACGGTCATGGTGGTGATCCTACCGGGGTGGAAACCATCGAACGACTCCAACCTTTCCTCAACCACGAACAAACACTTTTCCGCCCCGGTGATAAGTATTTCCCATTGACACTGCCTCATATAGTTTTTCGGCATGTGCCCCACATCATCAAAGAAACGCTTCGTACCAGCGGTTTTAATCTGCACCGTAGCATTCCTGTCGGGGATCAAACCATCGGGGGTGGCAGCAAACAGCGGGTGGGTTGTGGAAACTAAAAGGTTTGTGTTATGCTCAACCGGAACCCACGCCCCCAATAGTTTCCCAATGATAACCGGCTCCCTGATGTTGCCCCACTCTGTGTATTCATTCCCCCGGAAGGGGGGTGCATCACCCCATTTTTCCTCCCCCAGGTTCACCATAGCCTTGACTGCCTTGGGGCCGAGTTTGCCCATCTCGCTAGCGGTCAAGTACGATTTTCTTAGCTTTAACCAAGCCGCCCGGCTTTCGTGATTTAATAACGAATACTTCACAATCCCTCCCTAAGCCGTCCTTGTAGGGTTTTCCGCAAACCAGTGCAACAATCTCAGAGACGGACATTCCGCACCCCGCAATAATCACAGTCCTTAAAGTTGATCTTAGGATTGTCTAAGAAAAATGCGCCACCCAAAATTTCGCCTTTCTCGCCCCGCCACCGTTCCCGGCTGGGCTTGTCCTTACGCTTGACAATATGGTAGCCAGGGGCGGTGAATCCATCATCGCCTAGCGGGACTTGCCTGCTGACTTCGGCTAGCAGTTTTTTGTAATCAAGCCCATATTTTTTGCAATACTTTTGCACGGTTTCAAGAATCCAGGAATACATTTTGCTGATTGCGGCACGCTCTAGAGACAGCCACCCCAGATCGTAAAGCTTGGCTTGGGGCAAGCCTTCATTCTGAAAATAATACACCAACCTGCGCCGATTGGCAAGATATTCCACACCAAAATGGCAGTACATGCGATACGAATTACCATCATGATTAACGGCCACCGTGTAGGCGGCATCAAGCTTAGCGCCGTGCGGAACCTCGCCACCACGAAAACATACCCGGCCGCATGGCGCTGGGACACCGTGGATACCCAAAAGCCCCCGGTCTGGGAAATTGATTGTGACAACTGCCACGATTCTTCCTTTCTGAAAATATTACCCCCGCATAGTGTTGCCCGCCCTGGCCCCAAACCCCACCCCCGCACGGGGGCTAGCCGTTAAACTTCTTCCCCTTCCTCAGCCGCGTCTTCGGCACGCCAATCCATAATCTGCTTCTCCCAGCCCTCAACAAACGGATCGAACAAGCGTTTACGCCAGCCTGGGAAAATCTTATCTAACAAAACCGCATGATTGCCATGGCGGGCGGTATCCAGCCGCATGTCATGCACCCGGCTATCCCCCAGCCCGAACCGGTCGCCCGACAGCAGGAACCGTGATTCCCCCGTGCCCGTGTCGTAGCTCATGGTCACCCACACCGTCGACGCGTCAGGCCATTCCAACTCATAGAAACTGGTCGCCAACGCGTCATAAACATTTTCATTATCCGCATAAAATGTTCGATTATATTCATGGACATCAACATCACCATTGATAGGGAGATGCAGATTACGGATATCGCAAGCGTCAAGCATCTGCAAAAACTTACGATGATCGACACGCACGCCTTCCTTCAGGCCTGCGTAAACACCATCACCAACAATTTCCTTGGCCCCCAAATGCGTGTTCAAAGCATTTTTGGAGATGTATTTTACATCATCACCAATGATAGGGCGGATTTGTTCCTCCACCAAATCATCGGGATCATCAAACCACTTTTCCGGTAGCGGGAACCACTCTTCAACATTCAGCATTTTATGCGCCTCCACCAATATTATTCTTAATATATTCCTCAAACCGGTCACGCAAACGATCAACCATGAACCGCCACGATGTGACAAGAATCTCATCGAAATGGTCACCATGGGAATGGTATTCCTCATGCCAGGCCAGACGGCTGGGCTTAAAATCGGCACCGATACGGGTATGGATATCACCCCACCGGTCAACCACGATATCCTGATCGCCCCACTGGCTGTGGAAAACCGCAACCAGCATCACATCATCGCCGTGCTGAACAGGCTCCCAATCCAAATCAAAAATGTTAATCTTGGCAAAATGTGATTGGAGCAGGGGTTTTACCGCTTTCACCCACTCTGGGTCATGGCGGTCACCACCTTCAAGGCTTGTGTCGGCAATCATTTCTGCAACCCCGCGCAAATCATAATCCGAAGGCATGAACTGCCGTGGGTCACGTATCACATAATCGGCTAGGCGCCGCTCAATTTCTGGGATTGTAACCATAATGTTATCCTTCCAATCCGGTAAGGGGGCAACCAGTGGCCACCCCCTTACCAGCGTTTTATGTTTTAGTAGTCCAGGTCACCATCAGGGTCGAGGGCTTCCAGCATCACTTTCGCATGCTCCACCTCCGCATCGGTGTAATCCTCGGGGTATTCCAGGATAGCGCTATGAACCTGGGCTGCAGCGATTTTCAGGCATTCCTCAGCCTTGGGGAACAAGCGCAGCAAATCTTGCATTTCCTCATCGCCCGGCTTCGTGGACACAAACCATTCGTAGTGTACGTAATCACCCCAGCGCTGCCCTTCAATGCTGAGGGCGAAACGGCCAGTCAGGTGATCTGGGGTGTCGGTGTAGTCGATACCGGTTTCAAACGACACGTCAGCATTCAAGCCCTCGCCGATTTGCTTTTCAAAGGCCCCATAGCCGAAAACATCAACCGCGGGGGAATCCCCATACACAACCGAAAAGCTGTAGAAGTCTTCGCCCTCAAAAACCTTACGGATCAGGCCCTCGATGGTGGCAGGTGCCTGATTTTGGTACTGTGCTTGCATGGTGGTCCTCCTTGAACCTTAGGGCACCAACCCTTGTGGTTGGTCTTTTCTGCTTTACCCTATGCCCCTATTATACAGTGTGGCTTGCCCCGGCGTCAAACCCCCACGCCGTGTTTTACATCACATCATTTTCGAGTAGTTCTGTGAGCTCCCCCTTTTTGGCCAGGTATGCGCGCCGGTAGTGTTCCCGCGCTTTTTCCCCTAGGGTTTGGTTTTCCCAGCGGGCTTCCATCTGCCAAAGATTGAGGGTTTCGCACACATATTCGATGCGGGCATTGCGGGCGGATTGGCGAATAAACTTGAGCTGTGACCGGGGGTTCCAGTCCAAACCATCGAACAACCATTCGATCGCGTCCATGTCCCGCTGGTCATTCAGCAGGATTGACCCTAGCACAACAATTTCGCTGGGTTTTTCTTCCCGTAGTGTGGCTTCGATCACAGCCGGGTGATTGTTAGCATCGGTGGAGCCCCATGGGAAGTCATATAGCACATTCACTGACAAGGACAGTTTGCCCTGGGTGATGAAAACACCGCCTTCCCACCGGTCAACCCCGCGGAGCCCGCGCCACCACGCTTCGGTGACTTCGGGGGCGACGGTTTGCCCACATGTGAGCATGAAACCTTTGATTACCTCAAGGTCGTCTTGGCCGTTTTCCACCTTCACTTCGAAAATGTTTTCCATGATCCTGGGGCCTCCTACCCCTGCCCGGCGGCCACCCCGTGTGGCCCTTATCCTCAACCGGACACTTTTCATTATACACACCCCACACC